ATAATTAACCTCTTAAGTAAAGATAACTACCTGCCCAATCTGCATTTGCTAAACAGTTTTCACGTTGATTAATGATTCTTAAATCATATCTAACGTGCTTTGCTGGTGACTTCCAAGATGCTGGTTTGTAAACTTCACCAGTGTTCTTATCAATGAAAGCATGAACACCTCCATCAACTTGAATAATTTTGATGTACTTCTTACCTACTTTAGTTTCAAACTTTACAGGACTATTTGAGTCAGGGTAACGTGAATTGTAGTTTGCTTCAAGAGCATCTACCAAATCCATTGCCCACATTTCAACTCTTGTTTGTAATTGGTTTGAGACTGTCATAAAGGTGTCTTTGTTTGGTACTCTGTTATTATAGGTCATTTTAGATGCAGTGGGGAGAATAGTGGTCACTTTGCTCACTGTCCTAATGTGTAGGATCCTAACATACAATTTCCATATCTTACCTCAGCATATCCATACTCTACAGATAGGTCTAAGCATAGACCCCAACAATCATCTAGATTAACAAATGATGAATTCTCATAGGGTGCGGATGGACAGTGAACAGAATATCTCATAGTTTTAAAATTCGTTTGATACTATTATTATACACACAGAACCACCCCAAATGGGAGAATAGTGTGCAGTTTAGATACTGTCACACTAAACGTATGCTCTTGGTGGAATACCCTCTATAAAGATATATGAGACAATAGACTGTAATCTCTTTGCTATTCTCTCACCATACTTACCAGTCATAGGTACAACTATTTGACCAAATCTTTTATGGTATAAGTTATACTGACCAGCAGGTATTTTACCCTCCTTCATTGATACTTTATCCTTCTCATGTATCCTGATAACTCTACCTATTGTCTGTGCCATTTCAATGGTAGGTAGATTTCTAAGCATGATTGAATGAGTCAAACCAGGAACATTTATACCTTCTGAAAGTATACTATAGTGGAAGATTACAAACTTCTTGTTATCATCTTTGCCCCAATCTGAAAGGGTTTCAAAGAACTTTTCTCTACCAACTTTCTTACCATTGATAACAGCACCATGCTTAGATGTGATGTGCATAATGTTATATTGCTGTGAATATAACCATGACCTGATATCAGTTTGTGTGAGCATATTCCATAGTATTCTTGTTGTTGGAGCAGACACAAGTACCTTTGGATTCTTATCAGTTAAGGAAGTGATTATGTCCTTTAAGTTATCACAATCAACCTCATGTGCGTTCTGTTTAGTACGCTCTCTATCTGTGTTAAATGGTATAACTTTAGGGTACAAGATAGTGCCACTATCTATTAACTCCTTAGCAGGAGTTTCTTCTAACTTATCACCATATATCTCCGCATTGTTCATACCTCTTTCCGCACTAATACTATTCTTAGAGCGAGATATGCGTGGTGTAGCAGTAAAGAAGAAGCGATCTATTTGTGAATCAGCAACCCTCTTTATCTGTCTAAAGAATACTTTACTAGTGCCATTGTGTGCCTCATCAAAGTATATTCTGTTGATATTTACCATGCTATCTAATACTCTGTGGAGTGAATGATAGGTGGTAAAGATTAACTTATCATACTGAGGATTAGTGCAACTCCAATGTGTTAATTCTTGATGATTTGTGGTGCTAAAATGATGTGTTTCACCACTATGTACATGTGCTATTTGTACATTTGGAATAACAGATTCAAACTCATTAGATAATTGATTAGCAAGCAATATGCGTGGTGCTACTATAACAATCGTCTGTGATTTGCGTGTAGTTTGTGATAATATTCTATCGCAATCTGCTATCATAATGAATGTTTTACCACCACCAGTAGGTATAATAATTTGACCAGATTTCTCTGTGGTCATGTTATTATAAGCACGTAACTGATGTGGTCTCAATGTGTCTTTCAAAGATTCATTTTAAAGGACATTATCATTATAAACAAAAAAACCACCCTTGTGGGGTGGTTGTGTGCAGGTTGTTTGACTGTCACACAGTCTCTAATACTCCTGTTTCTTTTAGGATTAGTTTAACAAATCCCTCAAGATATACTAGAGGAAGTATTACTAACTCAAGACCATTTAACTCGGTTAGGTTTCTTCTTTTCACATCAACTTTCACTTCTTTGTTAACAGTTTCAGTCACAATAGGGTCTCCATTGAGTTTAGTTTCGACTGTTGTATTTAGTGGAGTTGGTGTTACTTTCTTTGCAGTTGCCTTGCGTGTTCTTCTCTTACGTGGTGTTGTAGGAGTTGACTTGCGAGCAGTTGCAGTTGGCATAGATTTTAAAATCAGTGTTTATAAGGTGTTGAGGAGTGACTGGTCAAGAGGTGCTTCACCTGATGCTAACCCATTTACTGAGTCTAATTACAGGTACTAACTCAGTCTCGTTGCCTCAACAATACTATTATACATCATTCAGCAGTGTTGTCAGTCCATTCTGTGCCACTTCCTCAGTTGGCACATGATATTCACTCACCCTCTGCTCTATTAATTTACCATAATCCTCATGTAATTCACACCCTATGTAATACCTACCTAATGATTTTGCGACTGCTGCTGTTGTACCACTACCCATAAATGGGTCAAGGATAGTATCATTTAGTGCTGAACCTGCTTTAATACATGGGATGATTAATTCAGGTGGGAAAGTAGCAAAATGAGCACCCTTATATGGTCTCTTAGTTATACTCCATACACTACGTTTTTTCTTCTTTGGATATGATTTAGAGATACCAGTATGAGGTGATAAACCTGTACCCTCATTGTGATATTTGCCTTTAGTTCTATCTCTTGTACCCCAATCTTTCGCTGGTTCTTTAATAGCATCATTGTCATAATAATAGTTCTTACTCTTACTTAAGAGGAAGATATATTCATGTGCTTTAGTACATCTATCTCTTACACTTTCAGGCATTGGATTAGGTTTATGCCATATAATATCTTGTCTTAAATACCATCCATCTGCTCTTAATGCAAACGCAAGCATCCAAGGTATTCCAATTAAATCTTTTTCTTTTAATCCATCAAGCTTTCTACCACGTTTGTTACATTTATCAGGTAAATCTTGTTTAGTCTTAGATACTGACTGTTTAGGGTATGATTGACCTTTTCCAGGTCTATAGTTATAATAACTATCACCAATGTTCAACCATAATGTTCCATCTTCTGTTAGATTATTACGCACCTCTCGGAATACTTCTACTAATTTTTGAATATACTCTTCTGGAGATTCTTCTTGTCCTATCTGATAATCCTCCCCTCCATAATCTCTTAAACCATAGTAAGGTGGAGATGTAACGCACATCCTCGCCTTTTCATCGAATTCTTTAAGTGTTTGGAGACAATCTCCAAATAAAATAGTATCTTTCATTATGCTATTGCTGGTTGACCTTTTCTAAAGATAGTATCTACAACAGCATTAACACTTTTAGATGTAGAAATACCGACCTTATCATATACTGGGACAGATACAATACCAAATTGTTTCTGTTCATTACCTTTACGAATTACCCTACCTATTGTTTGACTAAGAGTAATATAATTCATGTTGCGTAATAACAATGCTGCTTCTAATCCTGGAACATTAATACCTTCACTAAGGATACTATGATGAATAACTATAAACTTTTCACGATCATCTTTACCCCATTTAGTTAATGTCTCAAAGAACACAACACGACTTACTTTCACCCCATTAATTACTGCACCAGTTTTAGCAGTAATATACATCCAATTATATCCACGAGAATATAACTCAGTAGGTAATTTAGTATCACTAATTAAATCTACTATTTGTGATGTCCTTCTGGCACATATTAATATCTTATTGACATTATGTTCATCAATAGTTGATAATATGTTATCAGCATCATCATCCACCGTTATCTTTCTATCTTTAATCATATCCAGTTGCTTAACTACAACTTTAGGTGGAAGAATAACATCTTGTTCTATTAACTCTGGTGCTGGTACTTGCTCTAATACTTTACCATAAATGTACTCATTATTCATTCCAGTATCTTCATCAGAAGAACTGTGCTTAGGAGTAGCAGTAAAGAAATAGCAGCGAATACCCCCCAAACTTGCAAAAAATCTAGTAGCAGGGTTAAAATGTTCCTGAACACTATTATGTGCCTCGTCAAAGTATATTGTATTTACTGGAATACCAGATTCTTGTATTCTATGAAGAGAATGGTATGTAGTAAATATAATCTTATTGTGGTTCCAGTTGTTTACACACCAATTAAAGATTTCTTTCTTATCTGTTGTTGAGTAATGAGAAGTATCACCACTATGTACATGCAAGACTCTAAGAGGTGATGTTATTTGTTCTAAGAAATCTTTTGATAATTGTTGTGTCAACAATATTCTTGGAGATACAACAACTATTGTTTGATTCTTACCTTTTAATTCACATTTAGCGTCTGTAATCATGCACATAGTTTTACCACCACCAGTAGGAACAATCACTTGTCCCTTCTGGTATTTGTGCATCTGTGATAATACTCTCAACTGATGATTACGAAGTTTTTTCATTAACTAATCAATCTAATAACATTATACCATAAAATCCCTTAAAACGCCATACAGACGCTTAGAGGGA